GTTGTTCCTGCCTTGAATGCGATGGAGCCGCGACCCCTGGATGTTAGGTTTAATTTTTCAGGGCTGTCGGATTCTGAGCTTGTCAAGTCTCCCTTGCCAGTCAGCTTTGCCTTCGCGTACGGTTTTACGTGCGACGAGTTGGATGCGTGGTTCAATACACGTGTTCACAAACTGGCTCGGCATTTTGTCATTCTTTGCGACGATTTGTACCTGTTGATCGGGGGTTTGAAGATTCCCGTTTGCATGGCGCTAGACGGAGCGAAGTTTGACAAGACTTGCGGCTTGGGCGCTCACGAGGCAAAGTTTGAACTGTACAGATCGCTTGGCTGTCCTGAGGACATTATTGACAGGGCAGCCGAGCTTCTGTGTGGTACTCGCAGGGTTCGAGTTGAAATTCCAGAGGTTGAGGAGCCTGTCATTATGGAATGGAAACAGGAAACTGCGGCCACGGCTACGGGTGGTGCTGACACTTCTTTAGGGGGTAGCGGCATGCACACCGGAGCTTCGTTGTTCACTTTGAAGCGTGATCCCACTTTCGCACCAGACTCTGTCATCAAATACTTTGGTGAGCTTGGGTTTCAACCCGAGCTTGAGAAATATGCCGGTTCTGCCCTAATGCCAGCAGAATGCGGCACGTTTCTCCGGGGTCGGTGGATTTTGGTTGATCACCGTTATCGTTGGGTGCCCTTGTCGGCCGTCAAGCTCTTGAAAACAAAGCGTGACCCGCGCGATGTTTTCCCAGGAAAGTCTAACCCACTTGCTTGGTATCTGGCCGCTGTTTCGCAAAATGCTGCGTTCCGTAGAGATCCGTTTTGGAACGAAGTGTTGGCTTCATTTGAACGCTACGGCAAGGCAAACCGCGTGGATTTTAAACTAGCCGTTGATCTTTATCGGGTCAATTCGCGCGGTTGGGAAGACCACATCATTGACAATTCGATGCGTGTGGGTGCGGGGTTCGAGACATTACCGGACCCCGTGATTCTCAAGAACTATTTTCTCCTGGCTTCTAAACACAACAAGCCGCTTCCTGTAGACCTAACACAGGCGAGAGAATATTTCCGAGTGAATCAAAACTTTCCCGTTGATGTGAATTTTGATTGCATCAACTGGTTCCTTGATATCACGTACGCGTGATCTAGGACCACGGGCAAGAG